GAGGAAAGAAATAAAAAAATGATTGAAGAACAAACTAATTGGTATAAAGATTAATGGCAACTTTAATAGCTAATCTACCCTCTTACGAAGTTTGGGTAAGAAAAGAGTATTTGACCGATCATAAGAGTGGTCATGGTGAATTTGTAAAGGGAGTTTGGGTATCTGCAAAGAGTATACCCGGCCGAGCATTCTATTTTGAGACATATTTACCAGAATATGCTGCAATGTTTGATAAATTACCTATTTCTGCGTTTACAACCGACCCAGAAACACCAAAACCAGACATGACACTGCATAATTTACAGTTTTGGAACTGTATGGACTATGGTGTGGTCGCAGTTCAGAAGCAATTTATCGGTTCGATGCACTATGAAGTGATGACAAGAGACTATGGAACTCAAACAGGCACATATATTTGTACTTTAGACAATTATCACTCAGATGTAGACGCAATTGACTACTCAACAAGTGAACAGCCTGCCGAACATAAGTCTCATAACCTCTTAGAACTCGATAATGGGCAGTTTTGCCTCTATCCAAACAACAGAATGAGAATATTTGACAACAGTATCACTCCTGAGACACCTAAGAATCCTGATTTTAAGGTTTCAACCGTGTATTATCAGGTGGAAAACGGCCATGATCGTGATGGATTAGGTTCAGAAGAGAATTATTTCTGGAAAACAGCAAAAGAACGTAAAGAAGACCCAGAATTAGGATGAAATCAGACCAATTATTGAAAATCTATAAGGCAGTTACCATAAAAGTGAAGAAATTCAAGTATCCTCCACGTAGAAAACACTATAACATACACACATACGGATGAAAAACGTTAAAAACGCTCATATGGGCAATCATTTACTTACTGAAGTGTATAATGTGCCTTTTGACAAGTTAAATAATGCAAAAAAGATTGAACAAGTATGCGAAAGTGCTTGTAAAACTGAAGGTTTGCAAGTTTTAAACACTTATGTGCATCAATTTGACCCTTATGGAGTGACTTGTACCATAACTTTAGGTGAAAGTCACCTTTCTTGCCATACTTGGCCAGAAAAAGGATGTGTTGCCTTCGATATTTTCACTTGTGGAGCGAAAAATCCACGTTCAGTAGCATGGTGGATACTAAAATACTTCGATACTGATGACTATATTATGAAAGACTTAGAAAGATAGGTATAAATAGATAAAACTCCATCGTTTTAATGGCGATTACACGAATATCAAGATCATTTAAGGATATTAGTCTGTCTTTTAAGAGACATCCTGTGACGAATGATATTGTTGTGCTTAAAAATGCAGATGCAATAAAGAGATCTGTGAGGAATTTGGTGCAAACCATTCCAACTGAAAGATTTTTTAATTCCACAATTGGTTCAGAGGTAAAAAACCTTTTATTTGATAATGCTCCCGGATTTATAGATTTTGGTACAGCTGCAATCATTGAAAAGCAAATATTTACAACAATAGAAAACTACGAACCTAGAGTTACAAATTTAGAGGTGAACGTGGATCCTCGACCAGATACAAATGAATTTGAAGTCAATGTAATTTTTGATATCGTTGGTCAAACCTTTCCATTACAAGAATTTTCATTCATATTAAAAGCAACAAGATAATGCCAATTACTAAATTCACAAATCTTGACTTTGATCAGATTAAGACACAAATTAAAGAATATTTAAGGGCAAATTCAAATTTTACTGATTTTGATTTTGAAGGATCAAACTTTTCTGTCTTAATTGACACACTAGCATATAACACTTACATATCAGCATTTAACTCAAATCTTGTTGTAAATGAATCTTTTCTTGACTCTGCAACTTTAAGAGAAAATGTCGTATCCCTAGCAAGAAATATTGGTTATGTTCCCCGTTCAAAATCGGCAGCAAGGGCAGCGATTTCTTTTAATGTAACATCAAACACTACAAGTCCTACAATGACCTTAGAACCAGGCCTAGTGTGTGTAGGAAGACAGAATGACTCAGATGTAGTGTTTTCAATTTCAGAAAGTATCACAGCAAATACAACTGTATCAGCTGGTGTTGGAACTGCGTCTTTTGGATCTGCAACTGATCCAATACATGTTATGGAGGGAACTTTTCTTACCTCACAATTCGTTGTAGATGGATCTCTAGAGCAAAGATTCATACTCGATAACTCAAACATCGATACATCTTCTATCGTTGCTTACGTGGGTTCTCCGGGTGTTCTGGGGCAACAATATAAATTAATTGATAATATAGTTGGTATAAGTTCTGTATCAAATACTTACTTACTTCAAGAGGTTCAGGACGAAAGATATGAACTTTTATTTGGTGATGGTGTGTTTGGTAGAAAATTGGATAATGGTGCTGTTATAACAGTACAGTATGTTGTTACCTCTGGATCTGAAGGCAATGGCCCTGAAAATTTTGTATTTGCTGGAAGTTTTTCTGGTAGCAACGGTCAAGTCATCACTCCTACAGTAATTCCAGATGTAAATACAATAAATGCTGCATCTAATGGTGGTGATATTGAATCAATTGATTCAATTAAATATTTTGCACCAAGATTATACTCGTCTCAATATAGAGCTGTAACATCGAGAGATTATGAAGCGATTATACAATCAATATACCCAAACACTGAGAGTGTGTCTGTAGTTGGTGGTGAAGAGGTAGATCCTCCACAGTTTGGCACAGTTCTAATAACTATCAAACCAAAGAACGGTGAGTTTGTTTCTGATTTTGATAAAAATCAAATTTTAACAAAGTTAAAGGGTTACTCTTTGACTGGAATAAATCAAAAAATTGTAGATTTACAGGTACTTTACGTTGAGATAGAGTCATTCATTTACTATGACTCAACAAAGATTGCAGCTGTCAGTGATTTAAGATCAAAAATAGTAAATGCCATAACAACTTATTCTGAATCTGGTGATGTAAATAAATTTGGTGGTAGATTCAAATATAGTAAAGTTCTAAACGTGATTGATAATATTGATAAAGCAATCTCTTCAAATATTACTAGAGTAAGGATGCGTCGTAATTTAAATGCACTTGTAAATCAATTTGCACAATATGAACTATGTTTTGGTAATCAATTTAATGTAAAACCAGAAGGATTGAACATCAAAAGCACAGGATTCAAAATACAAGGACAAACTGAGACTCTTTTCTTTACTGATGTCCCTAACGCTGATAAATTAACTGGCACCATATCAATTGTCAGAAAAAATGCTAGTGGTGAAACTATAATAGTTGTAAAATCTGCTGGAATAGTTGATTATGTGCATGGAGAGATAAATCTTTCAACTGTTAATATTACTTCAACAGATAAACCTAACAATATTATCGAAGTTCAGGCATTTCCTGAATCAAATGATGTTATAGGTTTACAAGATTTATATTTAGATTTTAACATCCCAAGTAGCCAAATAAATATGGTTAAGGACACAATTACATCAGGAGAACAAATATCTGGTGTTGGTTATAAAGTAACATCAAGTTACTCTAACGGAGAACTTACAAGAACATGATTGGAACTGGAATAGACAAACGTATACAAGTTCAACAAATTATAGAAGGACAACTCCCTGAGTTTATTACCTCAGAGAGCCCTTTAACTGTAGATTTTTTAAAACAATATTACATTTCTCAAGAGCATCGTGGTGGTGTTATTGATTTAACTGATAATTTAGATCAATATTTAAAACTTGATAATCTAACCCCAGAAGTAATAGTCGGTGTGACCACTCTGTCTTCTGGAATATCCACCAACAGTGACACAATTACAGTATCATCTACAAAGGGATTTCCTAACGAGTATGGTTTGTTAAAAATAAATGATGAGATTATAACATATACTGGATTAACAACTAATACATTCACAGGTTGTGTAAGAGGTTTTAGTGGTATAACCACATATAATAATGTAGATAATCCCGGAGAATTAGTATTCTCGTCAAGTGTGGCTGGCATTCACACAGCATCTTCGAGTGTTCAAAATTTAAGTGTACTATTTTTAAAAGAATTTTATCAAAAAGTCAAATCATACCTCACTCCGGGACTTGAAGATACTACTTTAAATTCAAACGTAGATATTAGTAATTTTATTAAAGAGAGTAAATCTTTATACAAATCAAAAGGAACAGAGGAGTCTTTCCGCATTTTATTTAATGTTTTATATGGGATTACACCAAAAATTATTGACTTAGAAAATTTTCTTATAAAACCCTCAACTTCAGAATATATTAGAAGAGAGGTCGTAGTAGCTCAACAAATTTCTGGTGATCCTAATAAACTTGTTGGACAAACAATTACAAAATCTACAGATTTAAATACATCAGGATCTGTTTCTGAAGTAGAAATTTTTAGTAGATCTGGAAATTTAGGTATCACAACTTATTATAAATTGAATCTATTTGTTGGGTATGATGATAGGAGTGGTATTCAGGGAACATTTACAATTCCGGGAAAAACAAGAGTTATTGAAGATGCTCCTGTAAATAGTAGTTTACTTACAGTTGATTCTACTGTGGGATTTGGGACTACCGGAACTCTTGTGACAAATGGTGTTAATGGAATTAATACTATCACTTATGGTGATAAAACAATTAACCAATTTTTAAATTGCACAGGAATAGGAAATTCAATAAGATCTACCGATGATATAAGAAGTGATGAGTTTATATTTGGATACGAAGAAGGTGATTTAACGAAAAGAGTAGAATTAAGAATTACGGGTGTATTGTCTGATTTTGAATTAATACCAACAAAAGGATCAAGTGTTACTCTTGAGGGTGAAAAGATTACAGTAAAAAATTTAGGTGAAAAAATACCTAATCCAACTATTGATTCCGAGAAAACTCGTAAAACTGTATTCTTTAATTCTTGGTTATACAATACTGCAAGTAGGTTTAAACTTGATACAGAAAATATTGTATCATCAGATCAGTTTTTCTTAAAAACAAAACCTGATAATTCAAATTTAAAAATAGGTGATAAAGTATCATTATTTGCAAAAGGTTCATCAATACCCAAGCAAACAGGTATAGTCGTTAAGAATATTACTGCAATTGATAATAGAATAAGTCTTGGTTCAACAATTAATGTAAATAAATTGGATCATGATATTCAAAGAGAGTTAGATAAGGCAGTTGGTAGTGTAGGCGTAGATCTAGAGTTTGGTAATAATGTTATTACGTCAAATGTACAAAATACTTACAATGAAAACGATGAGAATTATTATGTAGCATCATCATCAATGCCCTCATATCTAATTGAAAAAACTGTTGATAAGGCATCATTAACAAATCCTCAAATTGATTTAGCTGGGATTGGAACAGCACAATTATTGGAAAAGAATCCTGTTACTGGATTATACTCAAAACTTCAGTTTCCTAATATTTTAGAATTTATTACTGGAGATGCGTTGGCATATATTCCGGAAAATGATCCTATTGTTGGTTTAGACACAACTGGTGGAGTTTATTATGCTGAAGTTTTACCAGATTCTAGTGGCGACAATAAAATACTAAGGTTATATCCATCAAGATCTTTTATTACAGTTACAAATGTAAATCCTAAAAGACCACCTTATAAAGAATTTACAACAACAGGGATAGGATCTACTGGTTCCCATAAATTTGTGTTATTAAGACATAAAAATGAAGAGATAGGTGTACAAAAAATATTAAGAAAATTTCCTGCCAAACCAAATATAGAATTCGGAAACTCAACAGTAACAGAGGAAGGAACTACCGGAATCTTAATAAATGGTGTTGAAATTGCTAACTATAAATCACTTGATAAAATTTATTACGGGCCACTTTCCAAAATTGATATTTTAAATAGAGGTGAAAATTTTGATGTAGTAAATCCACCCACTATTCAAGTCCCATCTGCAGGGACAGGGACTACTGCACTTGTTCAACCTGTAGTTTCTGGTTCTCTTGAGGAAATATTAGTAGATCAACAAAATTTTGATGTTGAAAAAGTTTTATCAATAACAATATCTGGTGGAAATGGTTCTGGTGCTATTTTAAAACCAATTGTTACAAAAAGAAAAAGAGAAATAGTTTTTGATGGTAGATTAAAAAATGTTCGAGGAGGTGTTGATCATATTAATGATTTAATTGAATTTAAAAAAGCACATAATTTACAAAATGGAGAGCCATTGGTTTATTTCAACAATGGCCATACTTCTGTAGGTATTGGAACATTTCTCGGATCAAATACAAATCAAAACAAAACACTCATCAATGGGTCTGTTTACTATCCAGAGGTTGTTGGAGTTAGTTCAGTAAAATTATATGGTAGAGAGGAGGATTATAGAGCAGGAATTAATACAATTGGATTTACTGCGGAAAATAAATCAGGTACTCACAGATTTGAACTATTAAATTTAAAAAATCATTTAAAATCTATTAAAGTATTAAATAAAGGTTCAAACTATACTAATAGAAAATTAATCGTAAAACCTGTTGGTATTGCCACGGTTGATAATTCAGTAAACTTTAACAATCATGGTTTTAATACTGGTGATTTAATTCAATACGCACCATCAAGTGGAAATGCAAGTCATTCTCCAGTAGGACTTGGTGTTACAACAAGGTATCGAGTATTGAAATTAGATGATAATAAATTCCAATTGATAGATGTTGGAATCGGTGCTACTGATCCTAATAGTAATTTTTTAAGACGTAACGTTGCTAGAATATCACAAGGAAACACCTCTAGTAATCATGAATTTTTCTTTGAGCCAATTGTAGTAAATGCTAATACGGTATATTCACCAGTCTCAGCAGGTAGAACTGAATCTTTAGTTTTAACACCTAAAATTAGAGGTCAATTAGTGGATGCATATCTTTATGAAGAGGGATCTAATTATGGATCGGAAATATTGAATTTTGAAAAGAAACCTAATATAAAAGTTTTAAATGGTGTCGGAGCAGAAGTAAAAGCTGTAACTTTGAATGGAAAAATAGTTTCATGTGATGTCAGATTCGGAGGAGAGCAATATACATCTGCACCTGATTTAGAACTAGTTGGTATTGGAACCGGGATAGGTGGAAAACTAAGAGCAGTTGTCAGTGACGGTAAGGTAAGTGAGGTAAAAATTATTAATCCGGGCATAGGATATACTGAATCACCAAAAATTAAAGTTGTACCAAATGGATCTAATTTTATTATAGATTCTTCTGTAAGAGATTTAACTGTCAATAATTTAGTCAGATTTGGTGATGAAATATTACTTAGAGAATCAAAAACAAATTTACAATACTCTGTAGTTGGATACTCAGGTAAAGTACAAACTGCCTTTGGTGATACTGTTACTTCTCCACAACAACATTCTCCAATCATTGGATGGGCATATGATGGAAATCCAATATACGGCCCATATGGATTTGAGGAAAAAAACAATAGTAGTTCAATATCTAGAGTTTTAAACAGTGGATATACTTTAAATTCATCTAAAGTACAAAATAGACCACCAACATCTTCATTCGCATCGGGATTTTTTGTAGAAGATTATCAATTTGATAATTCTGGAGATCTTGATGAAAATAATGGTAGATTTTGCAAAACACCAGATTTTCCAAATGGAACATATGCTTATTTTGCAGGTATTTCTACAATCTCTGGTTCTCCAGTATTTCCATACTTTATTGGAAATACTTATCGATCAGATCCAATTAATGAAAATTTCTTATTAACACAAAATACTTTTGATTTTAATAACTCAAATTTAACTAGAAACACTTTACCATATAAACTTAATGATGCTAACGCTGATTATAATTTTGTTGTTGAATCATATGAAATTAAACAACAAACTTCAATTATTGAATCTGTGACTAAGGGTCAAATTGATGACTTCTTAATCGTATCTGAAGGGGATAATTACAAAGTTTCTGATAGTGTAAATTTTGATAATACAGGCACCTCTGGTGGTGGAGCTGCAGCAAGAGTATCAAAAGTTACTGGTAAATTAATTGATAATGTTACAGTTGGTGTTACGACTTATAATGATGTTGTTTTTGAAAGATCTTCAAACGGAACCATTTCCGGATTCATATCAACTAGTCATTTACTAAATTCAAGTGATAGTGTTTCAGTTTCTGGTCTTACAACTAGCATTCCTAATCTAACAAAATCACATAAGGTAGAAGTACCCACTGCAACAACTGTTTTATATAAAGAGTTGCCAGCTAATACTACTGCTGGTATTGTTACTGATATTTACCTTGCAACTATACCAAATTCAGTCTCTGCTGGAAGTAGCATAGGAATTGGTACAGAAAAACTTTTTGTGTTAAACACATACAGAGATAGAAGTATTTTAAGAGTTAAAAGGGGAATAGTTGGATCTGCGAATACAGCAAGTCACGTTTTAGGTGGATTGGTTCAGCAAATCCCACAGTCTTTTAATTTACCACCAACCAATGTCGGTGAATTTAAATCTAAACGAAATGATATTGTATTTTTCAATCCAGCTGAAGCAGTTGGTGTTGGCACAACTACAAATACCGCTGTATCGATTGGAAAATCATATACTATCGGAGAATTATCTGAGGTAATTTCAATACCTATAAGAAGTATATTTTTACCCAATCATCCCTTCAAAGACAATCAAGAAGTAATTTTAAGAAAACCATCGGGGAGCAATAGCTTTACCGTAGGAGTAACCACCATCAATGGTAGATTTATGGATGGTGCCACTTCTTCTTTACCATCATCAGGAGACTCTCAAACAGTGTTTGTAAGAAGATTCTCAGATGATTTAATAGGATTAGCATTAACTAAAAATGCTCCTTCCGTGTTTTTTGTTAACGGTGATGGTTTTGATAATTTTGAATATTCAATTCAATCTAATTTCACACAAGTAAAAGGAAAAGTAGAAAGAATTACTGCTAATGTTGGTATTTCTACAGTGTCGGCAGGTTCAACACTTCATAATTTAAAAAACAATGATAAAATTGATTTAAAATTAATTTCAAATCAAACAAAAGGTGTAGGAGCAGCTGCAACTAGTGTTGTTGTAAAATATAATGCTCAAAATGATAAATTACTAATTAATCCAATATCATTTACAAATTCATCTGTAAATAAGGATACTATTAATATTGCAAATCATGGATTTAAAACTGGTCAAAAAATATTTTACAATGGATCTCCTGCCACTGGTTTAACTTCACAAAGGTCATATTTTGTTTACAGAATTGATGATAGTAATTTTAACTTAGCAGAAACAAGATATGACGTAATAAATGAACCACCAAATATTATAGAAATTTCAAACAATACCGGTGGTAATCAGGAAATTTCACTAATAAATCCTGAACTTGAAATTGTACGGAATGATAATTTACTATTCTACGTATCAGACCCATCTTTAGTAGGGTATAATTTTAATTTCTACTACGATCCTGATTTTAAAAATCAATTTGTTTCTACAGGATCAACCACAGATTTTGCAGTTGAAAGAAATGGTGTAATTGGAGTTGGCACAACTTCAACTGTTACTTTAAAATATAATGATAATAATCCCTTAAATTTATTTTATACTATTGAAAAAACAGGTTTCATTAGCACATCCGATCCCGATATAAACAATGGTTCAAAAATTTGTTATGTAGATAGTGAATATAATGGATCATACGTTGCTTTTGGTGTAACTGATGGTGGTTATGATATTTCACTCTCTAGAGTTCCAGAACAGGGACAGTACACCGTTGGATCAGGTGTCTCATTATCATATGTTACTTCATCAAAAAATACAACTGGAGGTATTGCTAGATTAGAGTTAACCTCTGGTGGTTATGGTTATAAAAATGTTCCCGGAATATCAAATATTACTTCATTAAATGGTTCTGGTGGTGGTTTGTTAGCTTTATCAAATACTATTAACAAAATAAAAAATGTTAGGATTACAGATCCCGGTTTTGATTATCACTCTGATAATACATTACGACCAGATGCAAGATTATCACCTACAGTAACACTCATAAATTCTGACTCAATTGTAGATATTGAAATCACTGATGGAGGAGTTCATTACTCATCAGTCCCTGATCTTGTAATTGTAGATCCTGATACTGGTAAATTAACTGCAGATCAAGGTGTAATTCAG